GTTTAATTATCGCTTTAGACAACGACCAAGCCGGTCAAGCGGCATCTCTTACCCTGCTCGATCTGTGTAAAGAGATGGGAAAAGAAGCGTGGTTTTTTAACTACTCACACACAGACATGAAAGATGTTGGCGGTATGAGCAAGGTTGAGATAGAGTCTGGTCTAGAGACAGCAAAACATATAGTGAGAGGGAAAGTATGATTATTGGACTTTCGGGCTACGCCCAATCAGGCAAGAATACTGTTGCAGATATTTTGGTAGATTATCACGGGTTTACTCAACTTGCTTTTGCAGATGCTATTCGTGAATTTGTTTACAGGATCAATCCTATGGTTGCTTGTAGCCCTACTGGTTACTTGCAGGACCTTGTAAACCTTAAGGGTTGGGATGAAGCTAAACAAGAACCACAAGTTCGCCGTTTGCTACAGGACACAGGAGCGGCTGGCCGTGACATGATTGATGAGTACCTGTGGGTTGCTCTTACCCTGTCACAGATTAAAGACCCACAGGATGGCCGTTACGTTATTACAGATGTCAGGTTTCCTAATGAAGCAGCAGCCCTTTCTTCACAAGGTGGGCAGATCTGGCGCATCGAACGTCCAGGAGTAGACGCTGTTAATGACCACATCTCCGAAACAGCTTTAGATGCTTGGGTCTTTGATGAAACTATCCTTAATGATGGAACGATTGAGGATTTAAAGAAAAAGATCAGCGTTGACCTTTAAAGGAACTTTACTCCCCTACCAACCTGAAGCGGTAGACCGAATGGTCGAACGCCATAAGGTTTTAGTGGCATACGACCTTGGCTTGGGTAAGACAGTTCTTACTATCGCAGCTATAGAGCGTTTGATGGATGAGAACAAAGTTAAAGAGCCAGGGCTTATAATTTGTTTATCCTCATTGAAATACCAATGGGCTAACCAGATTGAGAAATTTACCGATGGAACTTCACGCGCTTTGGTTATTGATGGAACGCCAAAGAAAAGAGCAGAACAGTACGCCGAAGCTATGGACTGGCGGAATTCAGGGGTTGATTACATCATTCTTAACTACGAGCAAATTGTTAACGACTGGGACTCCATCAAGAATTTACCAAGAGGATTTGTCGTCCTTGACGAAGCTACAGCCATCAAGTCTTTTAGATCTAAACGATCAAAAGCTGTAAAGAGACTTATTAGCGCACCTTATCGTTACGCTCTTACCGGTACACCAATTGAGAACGGTAAACCAGAAGAGTTGTTTAGCATTATGCAGTTTGTAGATGCAGGTGTTCTAGGTCGTTTTGATATTTTTGATTCAGCTTTTATTGTTCGTAACAACTGGGGCGGTGTACAGCGCTACAGAAATCTTCCAACTTTGCATGAGAAACTAAAAGAAGCTTGCGTACGCAAAGCTCAGAAAGATCCGGATGTAGCTCCGTTTCTTCCAGATTCAATTCACAAAGAACCGGTAAGAATTATTTTAGACCGTAAAGGTTCTAAGCTTTATAGCACTATTGTTGAAGATTTAATTCGTGACTTAGATGAAGCTCAGAATTTGTTTGGTGCTTCTTTTAACCTCATTGCTCATTACGGTTATGAAAAAAAAGGCGGGGGTCCAGAGGATGAAATCCGTGGACGCATTATGTCTAAGATTGGGTGTTTAAAGATGTTGTGTTCTCACCCAGAACTTTTACGTACTAGCGCTAGAAAATATGACTCAGTTGATAAAACAGTTTTGTGGGAAGACGAGGACGACGACGGGACTGTAACTAAGTTTAGTCAAATGACCCCTACATTTGGAACTAAGGGCGGTTCGTCATACGCATCTGAGTTAGTTAAATCAGGTCTTATGGACGGGGTAACCGACTCACCTAAGCTTGAGTATTTGATTAGTTATGTTAAAGACTTTTTAGATTTAGATCCAGCTAACAAAGTAGTTATCTTTGCTACTTACGTAGATATGCTAGACATGATTGCTAATGGCTTAGGTCCAGATCAATGCCGTAAGTACTCTGGAAAGTTAGATGCTAAGACTAAAGAGAGCAACAAAATTGCTTTTAACACCGACCCATCTATCAGAGTTCTTATTAGCTCAGACGCCGGAGGGTACGGCGTAGATCTACCAGCAGCCAACCTGCTCGTTAATTACGATTTACCGTGGTCATCAGGCGGAGCTGTTCAGCGCAACGGCCGTATTATGAGAGCTTCCTCTACATGGCCGTCAATCGTTATTCAAGATGTGATTATCTCGGGGTCTATTGAGGAGCGCCAATACGAGGCCCTACAACAGAAGAATGCTTTAGCCAGCGCGGTGGTAGACGGCGAGGGTATTGATGAGCAGGGTGGAATACCCATGAACGTTGGGAGCTTAAAAGAGTTCCTGTACATGGCTACTGTTTAGCCGTAGTGCCCCATAGCTCAGTTGGTAGAGCACCGCACTGTTAATGCGGGTGTCCCTGGATCGAGGCCAGGTGGGGCAGCTTTACACCCAACAATAATCGTTGGGCGGGTATACTTGACGGATGCCTAACGCACCTAAGACGCCGACCCGCACTATCCGGGTCCCTGACGACCTCTGGAAGGCCGTACAGTACAAAGCAGCTAAAGATGGGGTGACTGTTACCTCTATCATTGTTGAGGCTCTACAGGCGTATGTGAAGGATTCTAATGGCTAAGCATCACGATAAGATCGCTAAAGCTCTAGCTCAGCGTATTGCTGCTACACCAAACGGTTCTGGGTATAAGAAGCCAGGAAGCATGAACAAGAAAAAGACCGGTTACCGAGGCATTAAGGCTAATAACGCCAAGTAACAGTTGACACCTGTCAGTGGGCGGGTGTAAGTTTTCCTTAAGACGCTACAGAGCACAAGTGCTCTAAGCTAAACAAAGGAAAACTATGAGCCTACTCGATATCAAATCAAATCTACGTCAATACCTAGCACTAAAAAAAGAAGTTGAACTTTTAACAAAACGCCAAGATGAATTAAAATCTCGTCTTAAAGCTACAGTTGAAGCCGCAGGTGAATCAGATGACCGCGGACACGTCACACTTAAAGTTGATGACGAAATCACAGGTGAAGTAACCCTTACACAACAACGTCGTGTATCAAAAACTCTTGACATGAGCGTTGCCGAAGACCTATTAAAAGAACGTGGCATTTACGACAAGTGCGTAAAGATGATCCCAGTACTTCAAGAAGATGCAATTATGTCCTGTGTTTATACAGGCGAACTTTCAGAAGCTGATGTTGACACCATGTTCCCCGCTAAAATTTCTTACGCATTCTTGGTTAAAGCATCGAATGACTGATGATCTAATCAATTCTACTTTTGCTGACTTGGATAGTTACTATCCAGGCAGTAAGCGGAAACGCAAACCAATAGAGGTTAAAAAACCTGAAATAGAGTTGGATACCACTTGGGATTCCAAACCTTTTAAAAAAACATTACCCAATGGCAGAGACCTTGAGATGTTTACTATTGGTGCTGTAGCTGCCGCGGTGGGTCGCCCAATTGCTTCAATACGTGCTTGGATCAAAGAAGGCTACCTCCCGGCTTCTCCGTACAGACTTCCAACAAAGAAGGATGTTCACGGAAAAGACCACGCAGGGAGAAGGTTATATTCAAGAGCTATGGTGGAAAAGCTAGTAGAAATACTAGATAAAGCTGGACTATTGCATACAAAGCGCATAGAATGGCCTTTACACCGGCAAGTATCTTTGGATATCGCCGAGGCTTGGAGTCAAATCCGAGCAAATGAAAACAATGAAAACTAAAACAAAAGGATGAAAAACATATGGCAGTAAACCGTACAGAGGACTATGTCCCAGAGACAGATGCGTTCGCAACAGTGAGCACACCAATCGAGTCTCGCCCAATGCAAGCAACATCAAAGCCTGTAGTTCAATCAGGTTGGGATGCAGCAGAAAAATCATCAGTCGCTTCCGGCGACTTTCCATCCGAGTTCAAGTTCACTGATGGTGAATATCAAATCATCAAGTTCCTTGATCCAAATGGCCCATTCGCTGTTTATAAGCAGCACTTCTTGTCACAGAAAACAAGTGGCAAGCGTTCATACATTTCACTGGGGGCAAATGACCCATTGTGTGTAAAGCTAGGTAGCAAGCCTGAAGATAAGAAAGCTTTCAGCATTGCTAACCTCAGTGTCCCAGGCGGTGTCGAGCGACAGATGATGATCGCAAGCCCACGTCTTTACAAGACATTGCATGCAGCACACTTCTCACCAGCCGGTCCTTTAACAAAGAACTACTGGGCAATTAGCCGTACAGGAAAAATGCAAAGCACCGTCTATCACCTTAACCCTGTTAAGGCTCGTGATCTTCTCGAGGACTGGGGCATTGACGTTGAATCACAAGAAGCCGCAATCGCAGCACTAACTCCGTTTGAAGCTTCAGCCATTAAGGCTCCTACATGGGAAGAACTTGAAGCAGTAGCAGACAGCCTTCTCTAATCAATTAATTGCGGACGGGGCTAGTGCTAACTGCATTAGCCCCATCTGCGTAATAAGGAGCACTATATGGAACACATTATTACTACCCGAGAACAACTTGATGAGATGGTTGCGTACTATCTTAAGCAAGATGCTTTTGCTTACGATTGCGAAACCGTAGGAGATAAACGTGTTATTCCAGCAGTTAACGAAGTACTATGGCTTAGTTTTTCGACACATGGCCGCGGTGATGTTATTCCGCTTGGCCACCCACACGGTGAGTTTGAGTCAGAAACTTTCCCACTTACACCACAAGGAGAAAAGCGCGTATTGGCAGGTTTGCCAATTCGTGAGAGTGATTACTCTAAAGACCGCAAAAAAGCTATTAAGTCTTTCGGATCAGCTCCTACCCAACTATTTCCAGCAGAAGTTTTTGAGGCATTAAAGCCTTTATTTTTTAACGAGAACATTTTAACAATTGGTCACAACCTTGGGTTTGACCTTAGTTCTGTAGCCAAGTATTACGGAGGAAATATCCCTTCCGCACCCTACTTTGATACCTTAATGGCATCGTTCCTTTATGATAATAAAAACAAGGGAAAGCTTGGCCTTGATGATTGCCTTCAAAGAGAACTTGGTTTTTCTATGGAAAAGGGCATTGGCCATATGGTTGAGATCTATGGTTTCAATGAGGTTGCTAAGTACGCATTCCTTGATGCCAAGTACACATTTATGCTTTGGAAAGTTTTAGCACCAAAACTTGCTGCTGCAAATGTTGAAAAGGTCATGGCGTTAGAGATGGACGTTCTTTCTGTGCTGTGCCATATGAAACTTACTGGCGCACCGATTGATATGAATCAACTACAGATTTTGTACGATAAGTTAAGTGAAGAAGTTGAACAAGTAAAAGCAGAGATTTACGCCATAGCTGGCATCTTTAATATGAACTCAAATGGCGATAAGCAGTATGTGCTTTACGGACCTAAAGAGGAAGGTTGCCGAGGTTTACGCACACACGTGTTGACCGGTAAAGGTGAAAAGAAAGCTAAAGAGAAGGGCGAGCAGTCTTTAACCTATAAAGACTATTCAGTATCAGCAGAAGCTTTAGAAGATTTTAGAGGTAAAGATGAGCTGGTAGATGCCCTACTCAAGTACTCAGATTTAAATAAATTGTTAAGTACATACGTAATTCCCTACCTTGGCGGTGAAGTGGTAAAGACTACCAATGGAAAAGCTAAGACAGAAGAACGCGAGAGCTTACTTGTTAACGGTAGGATCTATGCAGACTTTATCCAATGGGGAGCAGAGACCGGTAGATTTTCTAGCCGTAATCCAAATCTACAGAACGTACCGGCTCCGCATACCGAGCACGGTAAAGCTATTAGAAACTTATTTATTGCCCCAGAGGGCTACAAGCTTGTAGTAGCTGACTACTCACAGATTGAGCCACGTGTTATTGCCGCTATGTCTAAAGATCCAATCATGATGGATAACTATTTAACTGGCGGGGACATTTATACAACCGTAGGAAATACTATGGGTGTAGACCGCAAGGCCGGTAAAGTACTTGTACTAGCTATGGCTTATGGAGTAGGTCCAGACAAGATTTCACGATCTATTGGTTGCACGGTCCCCGAAGCTAAAAAACTTCTTAATGACTTTGCTGAGAAGTTCCCGTCGGTCAATGAGTATAAAACTACAGTCATAGGGGTTGCCAGGAACCTTGGCTATGTGACCACAATTTTAAACAGGCGCCGTTACCTTCCTGATATTACGTCTAGAAACATAGGGTTTAAGGCTAGCGCTGAGCGTCAAGCTTTTAATACGCGTATCCAGGGGTCAGCCGCAGACATCATCAAACTTGCTATGATACGAGCCCAGGACCTTCTACCCAAAGGGGCAAACATCATCCTTACCGTACACGATGAAATCGTTACCCTTACCCCAGATGCCTTAATCGAAGATACTAAATCAGCTATTAAAGAGGCTATGGAAGGCATTACCCTATTACCTATACCGTTGGTGGCAGACATGGCGGTTGTCCAAAAGTGGGGAGATGCTAAGTGAAATGGTTACGTCGTCTATTTAACCGGGAAGAGTATGTAGTCCACCGGGTCGATGTTCCGGTAAGCACTATTGTCCGCTGGTATATGTACGATACGTCTTTGTATGATGAGAATGATTTAGCTGAGCTTATTGGGTTAAGTCGGGTAAGCCAGGAAGGCAACGCTAAAGAACAAGAAGACAGTGATAATAGATTAGAGGCTATAGAGCAATACATGCCATTCCTAGATCAGATGGCAGATATAAGCGCCAACATCTTAACCACAATTCAATTAAAAGAGATAGCAGATTCAGAGTATTTAACTAATTTAGCCGAAGACATGCCTACAGAAATTATGCACAG